CCATTATCGCCTGTCCAAATACTTGTGTTTGCTTCATATTGTATGTAAAGCCTATTGGTTGTTTGGTTTGCTGCACTATCACCTATTGGGAATGGTGGTGTTCCTGTAAAAATCCACGTAGTCCCTAAGTTATCTTTTATACAATTTGCTACTTGAATTATTAACCCTGCTTCAAAATATAAAGTAGAACCACCACAATTAAAAGTCCTAGTACCCGTAAATGTAGAATCTATTGTGACAAGATTTAGATAACGTGTATTAGCACCAAAGTTTATTTCTTGTTGGGCTACTGATGTAAAGAAAAGTGCGTCGTCATTTCCTGTTTGTAGCCAATCAGCCGGAAGGCTACTTGCTAGTGTTAAACCATTTGAAGTAGTAGACCAATTTTCAGCAACCATAGGGTCAGTAGATGCCACACCAACCCACCAATAATTTGTCATACTTTACCCTCTTTAATCTTGATAAAGAGAGCCGGACAATTGCGAGCCGGTTGTTGTTCCCCCGACTCTTGATGCTGTTGTTCCCGATTTAAACGCACTACCACCCTTCTCTTCTATCGCTGCTAAAGCGTCTTGTGCTGATTTCTCAAAAGACGCTAATTGTTTATTGTATCGAATGTCGGATGTTCCTTGTTGTTTTTCGGGGAATACAGCAGGTATAGTATCTATTAATACTCTTAGACAATCTACACAAACTAAAAACTTTACTGCACTTTCTTTTAAGGTATCAGTAGGTGCGCCTGTAGTATCTACACCAAAGTATTCTGCTACTCTTGCTTTTTTGTTTACTTCTGCTGTACGAATAGTAATATATTCTGTGATTGTACCATTGTTTAGACCTCTAGGTCTATTAAGTAAATCTCTAATATTATCCGTTGTGACTGCCATCTCCAAACCTCTCCCTGTAATCTAACGGTACGTCAAGCACTATATTGTTTGATGAAGGTTTGGTTGCTCGACCTAATACTACTACAAGTTTAGTAGCAATAATTTTTTGAGCCATTTCGCTATTTGGAATCCAATAAGGTTTTTTCGCATTTCTACTTAACAAAGACATAGGATGATTAGCATATCTTCTACCACCGTTCTTATGCGCCCTTATTAACCATCCCGGTCCGGGCAAATAATTATCTAATCTAAATTGCATATCCTCTATATTACCACTTTCGGGCAAAGGAATACCTGCTTCTTTTAATGCAGATGCAAGTTTAGCCTTAGAAGGTTTCTTTGGCTTCGCCTTGTTTGTTTTTTGTGTCATATTAATCACTTATTCTAAGCAACCGGATAGCACAAAACATATACTGTAACTGCCGGTGCTGTATCATCAGATGATGTAGATGTAAACTTTAAAGTGCCACTAGCACTAATAGTTGCTACGTTATCTGCTAATGCTGTTGCTCTAACAATTCCTGTGTCTACTGCTGTTCCTGTTACAATAGAACCACAAAGAGAAGTATCATCTGCATCAAAGATTTGGATGTTATTTCCATTTTCGCCACCGTCTGCATTCAATTGAATCCAAACATCCGCTACTCTGATTTTTTTATTAACAGTAAGAGTAACTGATTCAGTTGCGCCACCATCAATCTGTATTGCATAGATTAAAGGTAAAGCCCCATCGGTTGCATCTGCTGATACACTAGCATTCTTACCCGAAAGTAAGTTTTGGAGTTTACGGTTGATAGGCATTTATTTTAGCCCCCTTAAGCCCTTACGCCTGTAATCTTACAGATTCGGTTGTTCTTACCTGCTGCTGCACCATCTTGCATTTCGTGGATAACGCTACCCATGTAAGATGTTAATAGCCAATCAAAACCGACTCCCGGTAGACGTGTTAATTCTGTCTCTTGGAATCCCGGTCCGTTGTATGTAAAGAACTCTGCTGTTTCTGCACCCGGTATAAGTAGTAGACCATCGTTTACCAATGCGCTACCTGCACCGAAGTCTCTTGTGTAGTAAATTGTTAGGTTTGCTATTCTACCCAAGTGTTGTTGTAGAGACTCGACTACGTTTCCGTATAGAGTTGTGTTAAGCATAGCACTTCTCTTGTCAGCAGGTAATACTAGAGCCATTGGCTCATTACCGCTAACCTTTGCGTTAGCAAAGATTAAGTCCATAGCGTCTAGCAAGTCTTTTTCCTCGTCTGCTGATGCACTACCGAATGTTGATGTTGCTGCTTGTGATTGTCCATTACCTGCCATCAATTTTGTTAGGATGTGGTTGTCTATTAAGTCTGCACGACCTCTTACAACAGCCATTTGTTGCCTGTCAATGTTCTCAAAGGATTCGCCACGTAGTCTTACTGCATCTAGGAAAGTAACTCTACCCTGTCCTTTCTCAAGTTTAACTGTGTAGTTTGCTGTTCCGATGTTTGTTGGGTCTGTTAGAGCAACGTCATCAATTGGATAAGCGAATGTACCTGTTACTCCGGTGTACCACTTAAACTCTAACCAAGGAACGGTTCTTACACCAACCAAATCAGTCGCTATTGCGATTGTGTTAGACTGTAATTGAATGAAATCTCTTAGAGTCTGTTCTAAAACCGCATCTCCTACTGAGAACGGGCCTGTTGCTGCTTCTACATTTAATATTTCTTCTAGTGTGTTATTTACCATTTTAATTCACCTCAATTTATTTGCTATATCTAACAAGATACAGGAATAAAGTCTCCCGATGCGATTGCACCTTCTCCACCAAAGTAGTACCCTACGAATACTGCTGAATTGGTTGAGTCATCTACTGTGACTGTTCCGTTATCGGAAGCAGTCTGTGAAACATATACGGACATTCCAAACTTAGGTGCTGCTGTTGCCGCACCTGCTTTAAGATAGCAAATACCGTCAAGAGCAACTACTGAAACTGTTCCTGTACCTGCTGCTTCTAATGCTAGGTCTGCATCTCGGCTTGATTCAGCCATTGTGTAACCGATTGGTGTATCTGTTACACTTGCTGTCATTAGTATTCCACCTGCACCGTACTTAACTAAAAGTCCTTTGCTTGCGAATGTTTCTGCTATATCTACTACTGTTACCGGGTCGTTTCCACTGTATGCTACCATTTTATCTCATCTCCTTTATTGTGTCGTATGTTGGGGCAACCATTTGTGTACCTTCTCCAACTGCGAGTGTTTTGTTCCATGCACCGGCCCAAGCGTTCCATGCTTTAGCGTATAGTGCTTCATCGTTTTCTACTACTCTACCATTTAGATAGTTAGAAACTTTGTGGGTTGATTCAGAAGCGATTGCTTCTTCGATAGGTTTTTCGACTGATTCAACAGGAGACATTTCTACTTCTGTTGGTGTCGGGTGTGCCTCATTCCATGAAGCAATTAGAGAAGTTAGTGTATCGGATGACAAATCTTCGTGTCCCGACATTCCTAATTCTGATGCCTCATCAACAAGAGTTTGGCGTGTTGCCTCTACTCTTGCTTCTTCTAGTGCCTCAAACTCGCCAACTCTTGAATTGGCTAAAACGAGGGAAGCCTTAAGTGCTTCAATTTCTGCTGCGTAGTCTACTGTATTTTCTTCTTCGGTCATTATCTCACCTGTTTGTTGGTCTGTGTCAGTTTGTGAATGTCCTATAAAGGTTGCTTCTGCTGCCGTTGCTTCTATTTTTCGTATAGAATCTATTGTAGCCCTTTGATATGCAGGTTTATGTACAATAGCAAGGTGGTCAAACTTAAAATCTTCTCCAAACAACATACCATCTTCGGAAGCCTCGACAGGTACGCCGCTACCCCCAATTGACACTCCGTAGTTATCCCTAGACCATAAGCCGGACTCTAAAGCATCGAATAATTCTGTCCTTACAACGTGCGCTACATATCTAACTTCATAACCACCTGCTACGGTTTTATGGAATGATGCACCTTTAATATATCCAACTACTGCTTCTTCTACGCCGCCATTCATATTTCTTGTAAAGCCGCTACCATGTTCACTTGCTGCCGGATGATTTAATGTTAAGTCTGCACCTTTCATTTGTTCTGCTACTAACTTTGCACCTTCTTCTGTTAAGGCCCATTTGTTTTTATTCATGCCTTCGTGGAATGCTACGCCTCTTATTTCTATAACAGTTTCTCCGGTAGATGCTTCTACTATTGCTTCTACCTCATCGAAATCTAAATCTAGTGTAACAGAAACTTTTCTGCATTCACCATCTATCATTTCTTCTCCTACCCCACATTCAGATGCGTACCCTTTCTTTTTCTTATCATCGTAATCTGCTTCTGTCTTAAACTCATGTCCTTCGTGTGCAGCCATACATTCTTCTTTAGAATATCCTGCCTCTTGACACCTAGACATATATTCTCCGTGTGTTTCAGAATCTTTTGGTGTGGGTTCTGCCGCTTGTTTTAAAGCCTTTTCCATTGAAGGTTCGGGGTCCTCTACATAGGCAACACTCATACAGTCTCCGTGATTAGCACATTTTTCTTGTGTCATACAAGAAGAACAAACATCNTATGCTGCTTCTGCCTTTTTCTTAATAGGAATACANTTAGGTACTTTTCTACCATTTTTCATTTTCATACCGTATTGTTCATATCCCGCAGTACAAGGGTCATCAGCATCTTTAGCCTCAACNTCTTCATCATTACATCCACATCCACATGGTGTTCCATCTTCTGCTTCTACTTTTGTTCCGCCTCNCCATTGTCTACAAGACCAATACCTAGCCTTCCATTTTGGGCCGGGTGTTTTACAGTTATGTCTAGCACGAAATGATTTTCTTCTAGCGGGGTCATCTCTTTTGATTTCCATGTTAGGGTCGCCAAATCGTACAATAACTACTGTGCCGCTACCATTTTTAGTATATACTGCAAACTTTTTAGGTCCACCCTTTGTTCTAAAGGGTTTATTGAGACTTACAGTACGACCTTGATACTCGGCTGCTGAAACATCTTCTTCATCCCATTCTTCGTATGCTACTACTTCGCCACTACAACCGCATCCACACGACATGGTTTTTCAATTTAGGGTTTGTCTTATTAATCTATTCTAGTATGCCGGATTGTTTTAGGCTTTCTATCAAATCTTTATAGATTGAGTAATCAGATAAAGTACATATTGGTTCTATATGTGTATCACCTATACTATAATTAACGTATGATTTAGGGCTTACATATACCTTAAAGTCCTCACTAACATAAGTGTAGTTATCTTCTACTCTTACAATAATATAGAATGGTTCTTTCTCCACTATTTCTCCGGTAATACTACTACAAGAAATCATATTGGGGTCATAAAAAGGGCTTTTTTCAAACGCAGGTGTAGTAAAAGGCACAAGAAAAATAGACATCATACATATAGCGATAACTTTTTCTATAACTTCGTCTTTATGCATTAGCCCCACTTTTCCGTATCAAGAGCCATAGCAGCAATAACGATAAATACAAGTATAAGGCATATTTCATTGAGTGTCATAACACTAGGTTATTCTAGTGTTTTATGATTATTTACTTTTTGCCGCCTTTTGTAATTTGAAATGCTTCCATATCTAAACTATGTTTTTGTTGCATGGACTCCATATCCAAATCGTGCTGTAGTCTTAACTCTTCTAGTTTACGGGTATGGTTTTTTGATGCGTTAGTAGATTCTACGTCAGCACTTAGTCTGTCCGGTAATACCGCAATTTTAGCACTTTCTTTACCCTTGAACAAATCTAAGACGCTTGTTATGATAAGAAGTGCCGGACCACCTAATAGACCAATAACTGTAAGTTGTGAATCCGATATATCACGCTGTTCTACTACGCTGTAATAAGAAGCGGCTGAAGCAATTATAACCCAAGCCATAACAACACCCATACCAAAAATTAACATAAGTGTTTCGTTAGGGTTTGTCATTTTTGGACTACTCATGTCTTTTCGTTGTTCGGGGTGTCTTTTAAGTATTATTGCTGCAACAGCACCCAAACCCGCTAAAACAAGACTATATACTGCAAATTGTAATTGTGCTATCATATATCTTCCTCGCTAGGTGCGCTTTCTTCCTCGTTTTCTCTAGGTAGACTTCCTACATCCGTAGATTGTTCGACCTCTTTTCTTTCATCACCTTCTTTGCCTATTTCGGGTAAGTTTAGAATATCAAGGGATTGATTGAGCGTAAGTAAGCCACCATTATAACCCATTGTAACTCTTTGCATAACATTTAATGGAGACTCCATATCCATAGCGTCAAACTTAATAGTAGGTAAATCTTGTCGTCTATATGTTATACCTAATAGGTCTAAGTGCATCATAAATAGTTGCATAGCAGACTCCGCTAGTATTTTGTGCATACGACTGATTGCTTGTACGGCCCAAAGGTTAGCATTGAATGTTGCTGCGAATGTAGAGCCACGTTCTTGACCTGCTGCGACTCTTGGTACTTGTAGTACGGCTGCAATATCGGCATTTATACTATCTAGGAAATCTGCACTATTAGGCATTGTATTACCTAAATCTACGTGATGTAGATTAACATAATGCGGTAGTACAGGTATTTGGTCGCCTCTTAGACCGGAGAATAAACTAATTACCTCATCCATAATAAATGACAACCTTTGTGATTGTTCAACAGGGTCTTGTATGTGTTCAATAGCAGATTTGTCTATTGTAATGTATTGTTTAGTCATAGCATCTTCTAAAGATATACGATTATTCATACTGTTGTATTTCATGCGTATTGCTTGCTTTAGTGCCGAGAAACGTGATGCGCCCCATATACCATAAGTCTGTCTACCTTTGTTATCTGTAAACCAATTAGAACGGAAATCAACCTTTATGTGTAATATTTCTTTTGCGGAAATAGCAACTTCGTAAGGTGATGTTTCCCGCATAATATATGTTCTTGGGTTAATTATAGGGTTATCTTCGTCAGCAACGAAATAAGAACCTACACCGCCTCTTTCATCAACGATTGTTATTTGTTTGATAGGAAGGCTTTGTAGACCTGTAACGCCTATTCCTTGTTTACCTACTATTTTGTTAATGTCATTACCGTAAACCATCATGTTACGCATAGAGTTAATCATAATGTCATCAAAGTCAAGAGTATCTTCTACAAGATTTTGTATAGCGTTTCGTATCTGTGCGTTTTTACCTTTAGAATAATTTATTTCGTAATTATTAGCCGTAAGTGATACAGCACGAACCGCACCGTTCAATTCCGGGTCTAACTTCAACATAAGGTCATACAAATCAAACTCATTGTCAAACTTACTGTCTTGTCTTAGTTTTTCTGTATCTCTAACAATATCCGGTATTCCTGCAATTGCTGAAAACTTTTCGTTAGTAGATAACGCTATTCTCTTCGGTTCTACGGGTTTTTCTGCACTTCCGGTTAATCTTTGCCACAAACTTCGCTCGGCCATATAATTACGAGGTTTCGGTCGTTTTATAACACTTTTTGATGTTTTTCTTAATTTTTTTTATTTTTTCGATATATTACAAAATTAATAAAACGCTGTACTGCGCTAATTCTTTCTATTTATTTTATTTCTTCTATAGTATGGATGAAGTTAATAACTAAAAGAGTAATAGATAGACAGGGCCGCCGCCTACCCATACTAAAGAAAAAATAAATTAATTCACACATAGGCTTTTGGTAAAGCGTTTTTTTAATTTTGTTAAGTGTAGAATCAATAAAAATAAATAAGTATTATAAGACGATATGAGCAGGACAGTACAATGGGAAGGTATCAAGGGGGCTACGACCTCATAGAAAAATACGCCAATGATAGGACTTTTAGGAATAATTCTGACTTTGCTCGGTTTTTGCACGAAGTTGAGCCACAATGCTCGATAAACAGTTGGAGATGTAGAATACAACGGTGGGTAAAGCAAGGAAATGACTTTAGGGACACTACTACTACAGAATTATCTGTAAATAAGATAAGAGTTTACTACGATAAAGCAAATGACACTTATTTGACGGTGCTAGATGCTCTAGGTGGTGAAATGGTTGCTATTGATGGTGAAAAACACAGAAATATGAAAAAAGATTATTCAGATGACGGTAATGGTTTGTCTGCAACAGATTTGGCTAGAAAATACGGAATACCTACAGGTTGGATTAAAGAATACATAAGAGTCAATGAATGGAATCATGGTATGGACATTTTTACCGATGAAGAAGTTATGACAAAGACTACTGATGATTTAGTAAATGAAACTCTTGCTGTTAGACGTATGCAAGTAGCAGAAAAGGTAGAAAGTAAGCGTTGGGCTGAAATAGAAAAAGATGCTAACGCATATAGGTCTTTTAGCGATACAATTCTTAATGAGTTTCTTACTTTAATCCCAAAAGTAAAAACAACTACGAAAAACAGAATCAAGATGACGGAAAACGGTAATTATGCCGTAGTCATTTCTCCTACTGACTTACATTATGGTAAATATGGTTGGAAAGATGAAGTCGGTGAAGAATATGACCTTGACGAAGCACGTTCAAGACTTATTGACCGCACAAACAATTTAATTTCAAGATTACCTAGTAGGCCCGACAAAGTTATTGTAACTGCGGGTTCTGATTGGTTTCATGTTGATAACGATGCAGGTACTACTACAAAAGGTACAGCACAAGATATGGCGGCTACACCTGCACAAATACTTATGGGTGGTTGTGAGTTAGCAAGAGAGCATATAGAAATGCTTCGTGCTGTTTCTCCCGTACAAGTAGTATTTATGTGTGGTAATCACGATAGACACAGTAATTTTGCTTTGATGATGTATTTATCTGCACTTTATGAAAATGCAGACGATGTAGAAGTAATTGTTAGTCCGTACCCTCGACAGTATATAAAATACGGAAACTCTTTGTTAGGTTTTACTCATGGTGATGGAGTTAGGGGTAATGATTTACCTGCACTTATGGCTACAGAAGAAAGACAGGCTTGGGGAGAAAGAGAACACCATTATTGGTTTCACGGACACCTACACCACATGAGACTAACAGAAAAAGCAGGATGTACGGTAATTCAATTACCTAGTCTAGCCGGACATGATAGATACCACGCTAGAAAAGGATATGTACTTGCTAGAGCAGGTATTTGCGCCCATATTGTAGATAAAGAATTGGGATTAGTAGGTAATTTGTTTTCCCCGGTGGTGCATGAGTAATGTGGGTTTCAGCCAAATGCTACACTTGTGGTTGGGCTACTAACAGAATGATGAAAACAAAAGCGTTAAAAGGTATATGTCCACATTGTAATAAAAAAGATTTACACCCGAAGTGATTATATGGCTACATTCAATACTAATTTTTCTATGGAACGTAGTCGTAATGACGTAGAGTATTTCTACAAGTGGTTAGGCTATACTTGGGGTGAACACATAGGTGAGTGGGTGGATATGTATGGTGATAATCACGACAATGCTTCTGTACACCGTGTTTGTATTATTGCACCGAGGGACCACAGTAAATCAACTACTTTAAGGGTAAAACTATTACACATGGCTCTTTTTGAACAATGGCGTAATAAACCTTTTACTTGTTGGTTGTTTTCTGCTAGTAAAGACCTTGCAGTCAGAAGGTTAGAAGAAATAAGAGAAGATATGAAAAGACACCCTCAATTATCTAGGTATCTCGACCCTAAGAGGGGCAACAAACTAGAAATCCGTTTTACTAATGGTGCATGGATTCGTGCTACTTCTGTCGGTGCGGCTATTCGTGGAGAACACCCTGCGGCTATTGCATTTGATGACGTTCTTGATGATATGGGGGATATGAATTGGAATAACATAGCACAATGGTTTAGAAAAAAAATTACACCTATGTTGAGTCCCGGTACAGCAATTTTCGTAGTAGGTACACCTATGAGTATGAATGATTTGTACCATACAGAAATGCTAGAGAATAAAACATGGAAATCGGGTACATGGTCTGCTATTCCTAATTGGGATGAACATAAGGCTGACCCACTAAATATTAAGCCTGTAGAGTTGTGGGCTGAATATAGACCTATTAAGTTTTTACTAGAACAAAAAGAGGCTATGGGTGAATTATCTTTTGTACAGGAATATTTGTGTAAAGTAGTAGATGATGAGGCTAGTGTCTTTCCTAGAATGTTGATTAGAAAAAATATGGATATGGATGCTATATTACAGACTGATAAGATGGATGGGTACAGATATGTTATAGGTTTTGACCCTGCACATGGATTAGGGCAAGATTACAGCGTTATGATATGCCTAAAACAAGATGATGACGGTTATATCCATTTTGTAGATATGTGGAGAAGAAATGACTTTCCACCGGATAAACAAGCAGATATGTTGATAGAGTGGGCTAAACGCTACGGTAATTGTCCGATAGCGGTTGAGGATGTAGGTTTCCAACAAATGTACGAAAGTTTACTTGCACAAAAAGGTGCGGTAGTGGATTACAGGGCTAGTAAGGTTAGTAATAGAACACTAAAGCAAGGATTACTAAATAGACTTAGAGTTTGGTTTGAAAGAGAAATGATAGTATTCCCATTTGGTAATGACACTACTAGAACAAAGGTAGGTATATTATTACAAGAATTAGAAACCCATGCGTGGCGTGATGGGATTATAGTAGATTTAGGCAGACATAACGATACTGTTATGGCTTTTGCACACGCCATAGACCAATTCACATACAGGACACCCGATATGCCGGTAATTATGAAAACAATGAAAGGCGGCGATTGGTTAGGTGGTGAAACACAAATGCAGCGAATAAGCAAGCATGAAGGTCTTGGTGGAAAAATAATAGATAGGAGAGGATGGTAAGTGAAGAAACGATACAATAAACAAAACCCGGAAATAAGAAGGCATGGTCCTAAAAGCAAAAAAATTGTTTATAAGGAATCTATTGATAAAATAATGGATGAAGGATATTTAGACGATTGGAAAACGTCAGAAGAAATTGCGTGGAAAGCAAATAAGTATGTAAGTAATTATTGGACACCGCTTTCTAGGAATATAGTACCAACGTACTTGAAGCGTACTAACCAAGTAAAATGGCGTAGAAAACCCGGCGCACATAAACTTGAGTGGAAAAAAATATAAAAAAATATTTTTCAAAAAAATTATAAAAAATTGTAAGCGGTGGTTGGCGGGCAAATATATGGCATAGTGAAAAACCTTTGGAAAGTGCTAAAAACCCGCAAATTAGCCTAAAAACGCACTTTTTGCGAGAGAATGCCACGTCATAACCATTAAGTACCTAGCAATACCCATGCGTAGCATGGGTAAGTTTTTGCACATAGGAGATGACGACAGTATGACGAATACGTTAGATATGAACGACAGCATATCACTTGAGGTTGGTGAAGCATTCCGCTTTACTCAAGTTAAAGATAAATCTAAGATTTTAACAAGTCCTAGATTTATTATCAAGAGATTGAATAGTATTCAATTCTCTGATGTTGAAAATAATGTTTGGGACGGCGAAATTGTGCCTTTCAAATCATCGTTCAACATGACTTTAGTAAACCACATTAGACATTCTCAATCATTAGAGAATAAATCTAGTCCTCAAATATCAGCGACTAATTATGTTACTGAAATGCGATATGTATGCACAAAATGCAATCACAATGATGCACACTTTGCAGATAAAACAAATGAAAAACCTGTTTGCACTATCAGAAAAAATGAATTGAGAGGGTCAGTATGCCATCAAAAAACAACTCTTTGGAATCTTGAACATGGTTATTTTGTAGGTAATGTAACATCAAAGTTTGAATCAAGAATCTACGATATGCCAATTGCTTCATTCGATGGTTATGATTGGGTTATTATTGGTATGAATCCACTAAATAACCGAGGTAAAAAAGATAACAAGTTTACATATTCAGCGACCTCAAGAAGTGTTAAGGGTGTTCGTTCTCTAAATTGTGGCTGTAATAATTGCGCTGTTAAAATGACTCCGGCACATGAGAAAAAGAATAGAACGATTGTCGGATATGACAAAGACGGTAATGCATACGTTGCACCTCGTCAATGCCACAAATCACCGAAAATGATAGTATCAGATAGTGGGCTAGTAATCAAGAATACTGAAAAGATTACTTGTGGAGGAGAATTAAAAGCGTCCTTCTTCCCTTCAATCGGCTTCGCTGCTGTTCATATGACAGAGGAAAACCTAGCACAAATCAACAAAGAAAACAGACCAATTACAGATATTATCAACGTAGTATCGGGGGTTCAAGAATAAGATTGTTGAGGGCTTCGGCCCTCTTCAATCCTATCTTTAGAAGGTGAATAAAATGGATAACAAATATACAAATTATATCTTAAA